CATCGGCTTGGCGCGTATAGATGTTGGATCCGATCTCAAAGGCCCAATTGCCCCAAGTCTGGAAGAAGAGATCTGGTCCGAGCGCATTGCCGAGGTCGGTTCCTGTCGTTCCAAACCTGCCTGTGCCGTCATAATCATAGTCAGAGTTGTTGGGATCGCGAACCCAGACTGACTGGTCTATGAAATCGAATGCCGCAACGGGTGCTCGGCCATCTGCCAGAATTTCTGCATTCGTCGCGTTCTCTGACGGCGTGTAATCGTTGGCCTCACCTGCAGCCGATCGATCGATCGCCAGATAGACATCGTCCTCGCTTTCTCCGGGGAGAACGCAGACGCTGTCGACACGGCCGTCGGTGACGAACTTGGACCACCCCTGGATCTTGTTCTCAGGGTCTTCGTCGTCATAGATCAGGATTGCGCATTTGCCATCCTCGCGCACGCACCAGACATAGGTTTCAGGCTCACGCTGGATGGCGAGCTCCGTGATGCCTGTGCCGCAGATATCTTCGTTGAGCTCTGTAAGATCCCCGGCGCGGTAGTCCTTGTCATCGAATGAAAACCCAAGAGCCATGACCTTTTTGCCGGAGCGATGCACAAAGATGCCCTTGGAATCCTTGCGCACCGGGGAGACATCAGCGCTGCCGTAGGTGGAGGCATCCTTCAGCGTGATGTTGGTGGGTGTAAGCGGGCGATCGAGCGACGAGGATCTGACAGAGACTTCAGAGCCAGACGTGCCGACGATGAGGCGTTGAAGGGGAAGGATCCACGCAACCCTGCTTACTTGCCCGCCCGTGGCGACTTGCCGCGATATGGTAGCGGAATCACCGGGCTCGAGGTCGTCAAATCCGTAGAAATTGTCGGACGCCGATCCCCAGAAGTCATCGAGCGCCCCCCACCAGATTCGCCCGTCATAGAGCGCGACTGCAGACGGCCAGCCGTTATACGCCGACCACGCTCCAATGGACCAGCTTGCGGTCTTGGTGGTTGCGTTGAAGGGCTCGAGGACTTCGACCGTGCAGCTCGTTCCCGACGTGACTCCGGTAATTCGTCCGATGCCATAGCCTGAATCTCCTTCATACTGGACCGACACGGTGGCCGTGCCGCTTGTATACTGCCCTTCGACAAAACCAATGCGCATGTAGCCAATGACGTTGTCGTCTTCTTCTTCGCCCTTGTGCACGACGGAAATATTGCCGTTTATGTATTTGGCTGACGTTCCATCGTCGCGATTGTAATCGAGGAAATCACCGCCCTCTCCCGTGATCGAGCGCTGAACGATCAACGTCCCAGACCACGTCCCCGTCACCTGATAGGAAAACTGACGGTCGTTGAAATTCTTCGCCTTGACACCGCGGATCTGGAAGACGTCTGTGTAAGTGTTGTTTCCGGCGAGTTCCCATGTCGCGTCCATGCGCTCATGGAACAAGCGCACAAGAGATCCGACCATGTTGGAATCGAACACATCGCGATCTGCCGTCAGCGTCACTTCACCATAGGTGGCGCTGGGCTGAACGGAAACACCAGAGACGGGCACTGCCTGGAAGGGCCCATCGTCAGGCTCATAATAGACGACGGACCAGGAATGATCGCCGCGCCGCTCGATCTTGAGAGGCGGCACATTCCGGTTGGCAAGGAACATGACATCTGCTGATTGGTCGTAGCGGAACCCCTTGAGATGGGATTCTGACCATGGTGCATCGATCTCCATCGTCCCTTCCGTCTCGATCGAGACTTGGGAGATGATTGCCTTGCGCTGGAGGCGCGTCGTGAAGCGCACATAGAACGTGGTAAACGTCGGTGTGAACGCTAGAGAATGCACGCCCCGATCGAGAGATGTTTCCTCGATGTATTGTTCACCACCAGACGAATATCCGACGCGCAGGCGAACCGGGCCACGATCGACAACGACGCGCAGGGCGTGCTCGACGTTTACACTCGATGTGGAGATGGTCTGCTGCGTCCAGCATTCCGATCCACGGGCCCGGGCCTCGAGCGTCATCAGATTGCCGGCGATCGTGATGTACGATCCGCTCGTCGTGCTTTTGGTCCAGCCTCCGTCATAATCAAAGCGCGTGTTCGTGACCTGACAATCGACCTTGGCGCGCGATACAGGCGCATCGTCAACCCACACGCGCAGCATGCCATCGGAGAGCTCGAGCATAGCAACGTCATCGACGGAGCGCACGAACGGCATCAGCCGGATCACAGAGCTCGCGGTCGTGCCGAGGTACTGTGTACCCGGGCGCACGATGCCGCTGCCAACCGATTGCGGGAAAATGTTCTCCTGGATCTCGGCAGCAAGAGGCGTGATCTCCAGGTCGACACGCGCAAGGCCTGCCGCAGAAAACTCACCAACCGTGAACTTTGAGATGTGGACGTTTTCCTTTGGCACCCCTTACCTCCACCACGGACGGCCAGAGTAGGTGCGCGATCCAAGGCGTGACTGCACCAGACGGCCGGGGGGGGGCCGTATTGCTGGTTGATTCAGAGCATCCTTGGACCGCGCATCTTTCATGGCCCGATCGCGCAGCTCGAGAAGCTGGTTGAGCTGCTCGGTCGGCATGGCCGTCAGGTGCGGCGCGATGCGATAGGCCAGTTCGTGTTGAACGAAGAGCTCATACGTTGCCGGCCACTTCGATGTGTCCTCGCCATATGAGGTATCGTTGGAGATGTAGGAAACATAGAGCGGGTTGACGTCGGCGAGCCAGTAGCCGCCTTCATCGACATACGCCTCGAGCGTCGGGTCCATGTACTCGTTGCCGCCGATCGCGTTGAGGCGCACAAAATCGGTAGGCTTTTCAAACGCATAGACCCAGCCGAACTCTGGAGTAACCTCTGTCGAGGCCTCGAACATGACGGCCCGCAACGCAAAATTCCACAACCCTTGCTCGAGGCACCACGCCCGCGCCTCCTCATAGACGTCATCAAGGATATAGCGCGCTTCGACATCGTCCGTGATGGTCGACAGCTTGCGGTTTTTGATGATGCGCAGCGCCCCATTGTAGAGCGAGAGTTGTGATGCAGCCATCAGGCGACTTCCTTCTCAGCTTTCGGCACCTTCGGCATGACGAGGCCAGCGCTCTTGAGGTACCGGTTCATTTCCTTGATGGCTTCGCCCTCGCTCTTGTGGTCGCGCGATACCTCGCCGCCCTCAAGGCCGATGACACGCCATTTTGTTGCGTTCAGGAACTCGACGCGCACGACCGGCCTGCCATCCTTGGCAAGGGGTACGAGCGTCGGAGCGGCTGTCTCTGCGATCTTGTCGATCTCGGCCATCGCGGCAGCGCCGCACTTGCCGTTGACATGGGGACGCTGCACCATGTGCACGCCGCCGACGGTCACTTCGCGCACCGTCAGATCGATGTCATAGGATCCGTTCTCGGCAACGCAGCGGATGATGTCGTTCTTCTTCAGCGTGCCGGTCGAGAAATGCGCCCAGCTGACGGGCTTGAACAGATCCTCCATGGTCATGCCGGGAGGCACGTCGACGTGATAGCTGGTAAAGCAGTATGCCGCGGTCTGGTTCAGGGCTTTCGCCGGGATGTATTTAATTGCCATTGGCCACCTCTTGAAAAGAAAAGAGGCGAGACCCGAAGGCCTCGCCCCGCTTGAACGCGAACTGAAGCGTAACTTAGGTGCTGGTTGCTGCGAACGTCACAGACGCTGCAGAGCTCGCACCCACAGTGTAGACAATGCCGTCAGCGAAGGCGGTGTACGCACCGGCCGTCGTCATCTCAACATTGCGGAAGGAATCGCCCACCTTCATGCCAAGGGCAAAGCCGTTGGAGATGAAGCCCGTCGAAGCAGCAACAGCCGCCGTGTGGGTCGATGAGTAAACCCAGATATTGCCAGGGCTGTCACCGTAGGTCTGAGCGATCAGCTTCGGAGGATTAGTCGAAGAATAAGCCATTAGTCCCTCCTATTAGCTGGCTACATATGCAGAGCCGTCATGGACCATCTTGACCACACCGGTATTCTGCAAAAGAGCTGCGCCATGGTAGAGCGTGGCATTGGTCCAGGAGACCTGCTGCTTGCGCTCATAGCCGGCATCAACAGTCATCTCGGCCACATTTGCCGCATGACCCAGCGAGTCCATGTGCCACATGAAGCACGACTCACTGTTGGTGCCAACACCGGTTAAGTTGGGATGAGTCATCCAATTGATGCCACCCCAACGCTTGACACGACGCGATGCGCCCGTCAGCGGCTTGATGTCCTGATAGTCAGCCGAGGCGTACTCCTTGATCTGCATCAGGTAGCCATCAAAGGCCGGCGTGATCGCTGCAAACAGCTTGTCTTCCTGCGTGAGGTCGACTTCGTTGTTGCCCAAGATCACCTTGGCCTTGACGATCAGATCGAGCGATGCCGTGACCGCAGCACCCGTCGTCTGGGTGGCCGTGTCGAGCACGTCGATGATGGTCTGATCGATGTCACGATGAAGCACCGCCTGAGACGATTTCATCATGATTTCCTTTTGGTTACCTTGATTCGCGAAGAGGTCGAATCCGGTCATCTCAAAAGGTCCGTGACGCTCAACGAGCGTGACGGTCGTCTGCGTGGAGCTCGTGGTCTTGTAGGGGATCTGACCGTTCGAGCCGCGCGTTACCGCGGTCGCACCACCAGAGCCGGCTACCAGGAACACGGCCTGATTACCCTTCATCAGGGTTTCGCGTACCGTACCGATTTTCAACAGGGAGTAGTCCTGTTCGAAGGAGGCGATATATTCCTCTCGGTATTGTACGACAGGTACTGCTGGGTTTCCCATTGGGAACCTCCTGTGTCGCAAAATTGAGGATTGGGTTTGTGTGCCTCTCGTCCGGTTGTCCGCTGGTAGCAGAGCGCGAGCGCGGGTTGCCCACTGGGATGTGGGGCCGCAGGCGATGCTGGTGCGGGGCGGTTGATGCTGGCGTTAGGATCCTGCGCCGGATTGCTGCGGGGCCTTTCGTGCACATGCTTTCCCAAGCGTGCGCGCTATTCGGGTTGCCCACTCATCCGGTGAGAGCAGGGGATGGGGCGCTATCTACAGTTTCGAAAAACTGCAGACAACGCCCACACCGCCGATCTCAGGGATCGAAGTAGCTCGGGCCAGATCGTGTGTTCTTCATCTGGCGCTCGAGGATCTTTGAGTATTCCTTGTCCATGCCTTCGCGCTTGTAGCGATCGAAGTCCGTCTTCATGACCTGCCTGATCTCGTCCAGGCGCGACTGCGCTGTCACCGCAGCATCGCCATAGACCAAGGAGCCCTCACCCCAGTGGTTGAGGCCGAGCTCGATCAGGAACTGCGCCACGTCGACATCGTTGATGACGCGGTTGCCGTCCTCGTAGCGGGCATTGACCAGCTTCTCGGCGACATTGCGCGGAAGCGGGCCGTCGGGATCGTTCAGCACCCTCTGGAAGACGTTGATCTGCGGCCGGAACTCCTCGCCAAGGCGCGAGCGCAGGGCGTCCTCATTCTGCTGCAGCCATGTCCGGTCCGCCTCGTTGCGAGCCTCGTTCTGCTGGGCGACGAGCTCGGCATAGGTATTGAGCACGGCATCGACGTGGGTCTGCGAGGCATTGGCCGCGTGCAGCTTGGAGAACAACGCATCGAGCATCGGCGCATCGTCTTCGCTCCACTCTACACCATCGATCTGAGGACGCTTGTAGCCGTCGGCGGCTTCAGGCACACCGTTGGCCTTGCGCCACTCGGCGATCTGCTCTTCCGTAGCGCCTTCATCGAGGCCCTTCTTGTACTCACCGCTCGAGATCTTCTGCTCGGCCGCGAGCCATGAGTTGACGATCTTGGCCGGATCCGAGAACCGCTCCAAGCGCTTCATCAGCTTTTCATCGCCGTTCGAGAGCTTGGCGCGCCAATCGCTCGGCCAGTGTGCCGGCGCCTCGACCTTCACGCCATCATCGCCGCCTTCCCCCAAAAGAGAAGCCCCGCTTCCGCGGGGCTCTTCGGGGGTTTCTTCGGGAGGATTGTTGTGTCCTAGCCCTATTGTGTCTGCTGCCTCTCGCGGAGCAGGATCTGCGCCCGTTTCCGGGGTTTTC